CAAGCCCGCGCCTCCTCTGATCCCGCCAAGGCTTGTGAAGGACATGTCTTGGGTGCTGAAGAACGCCGGCTACCTCAACAAGGTTGAGCTGACCAACGGATGGAACATCTGGTGCTTCTCGTCGGAAGGCGAGCCGCCACAGGGATATCAGGCAAATTTTATTTGGCTGGACGAGGACGTCTCAAACGAGCGGTGGGTTGGCGAGTGCCAAGCAAGACTCGCTGACCGTAAAGGCCGATTTGTGTGGGCAGCTATGCCCCATTCCAAGAATGATGCACTGATCGGCCTGTGCGAACGCGCCGAGAAGAGTGCGGACGATCCGAACGCCATCATCCGCAAGTTCACGTTCAGATTTTTGGATAACGACTTCATTGATGATGAAGAAAAGCGAAAGAACATCGAACGGTGGTCCGCTCTTGGCCAGGAAGAACTCCGCATGCGTGCGGAGGGTGAGTTCACCACCGAATCCACCTTGATGTACCCGACGTTCAATCAGTCGGTCCACATCCTCCCAAGAGAAGAACTCCCGGACGGCCGCGTTCCCCCGGACTGGACGCGCTACGTGGCGATTGACCCTGGCCACGCCGTGATGGCCACGCTCTTCGGGGCCGTGCCTCCCGATGAACGGTTCCTGCTGATCTACGACGAGCTGTACATCCGCAACTGCAACGCCCTGATCTGGGGCGAGCAGTTTGCCGAGAAGGCCCATGACCAGCTGATCCGATCCGCGATCATGGACATGCACGGCGGCACCCTGCGTGACCTGGGCTCGGGACGACTGCCGCATGAGCTGTACTCCGAGGAGCTGAAAAAGCGGAACATCAAATTCCTCATCGGCGGCCACCAGTTCATTCCTGGCTCCGACGACATCCCGGCCCGCACCGCGCTTGTCCGCAAGATGCTGCACATTCGCGGCGACGGGACGACGCAGCTGAAGATCCTCCAAGGCGCCTGCCCCAATCTCATCCGTGAGATCAAGCGGTATCGCAAGAAGACAACGACTGTGAACGGGCAGGTGTTTGTCACCGACGAGCCGCAGACGCGCGGTGAAGTGCATGCCTGCCAGACACTTGAGTACCTCTGTGCCTACGAGCCGAAGTACCACAAGCCTCCCAGACAACTCGGCCAAGACCCGTGGTGGGTGAAGTATCTGGCCGACAAGCGACGACGAGAGCGGAGGTCCGAAGACCCCTGCGTGATCCTTGGCCCCATAGGAAGCCTGAAGCGATGAGCGATTTCTCCATGCCCAGTGCCGAAGTTGGCGACTGGGTTCTGTACCAGCCCCATGCCGACGCGCCACTCTCCCCTGCCCTGGTTGTCGAAGCCGCCTCGCGGACGCTGACGCTCTGGGCCGTCTCCGGGGCCTACGGCGGTCAGCTGAAGCCCTCGGTGCATCACTCCACCGATCCGGGCGTGAATGAGTTTCCGGACTGGAAGCGTTACGGCCTGTGGCAGCACAAGCCGCGCGACCCGAAAGTGGCTGTTTTGGCCGAGAAAGTGGCTCTTCTTGAGAAGAAGGTCGCTGACTTGGACGGCCGCAAAAAGGGCTGAACGGGCATTAGTCAGTAGGAGACATTAGATGCCCGACGAGAATCCGCTTCGTCCGATTACCAAGCGCTGGCTGGAGTGCATCAAGCAGGCCCAGACGCACAAGCGGCCGTTCCAGGACGACGCTGACGAAGCGATGATGTTCTACTGCTCGGACCCCGACGCCATGTGGAAGGATTCACGGGCTCGGGGCGAGCGTGGATACAACAAGGGGCTCAATCCTCCCCCGTTCAGAATGATGGTGAACCGCGTCTGGGAGGCCGTGCGTCTCTTTAGCTCGGTCATTCATCACCGGAACCCCAACCGGGCAGTGACCCCCAAGGAGTACCCGGTCATCGGGCCGATGCTTCTTGGGATCCAGCCGCAGCCTCCGGTTCCCCAGATGGGACCGGACGGCCAGCCCGTCATGGGGCCTGATGGCCAGCCCGTGATGATGCCTGACCCGGGCATCATGGCGTACCAGCAAGGCGTGGAGCAGCAGCAGTTCCTCCAGGAGCGGCGCAAGGTCATTGCCAAGCTCTTGGAAGACTACCTCAACTACACGCCCAACGAGCTGGACCTGAAGCGCCACTCCCGCAAGGTTGTGGAAGAGGCGTTCATCACAGGTGCAGGCGTGTGGTGGCATGAGCTGTACCAGCCCCCAGGCAGCGAGATCCGGATGGCGGGGTCATTCTTTGACTCCATCCAGAACATCGTCTGGGATCCGGACGCCGATGAGTTTGAGGACATCCGCTGGGCCGCGCGCCGCAGGACGCAGCCGATTGACGAAGTGGCCGCGAAGTTCGGCCTGGACCGGGAGCAGCTGAAGGGCCACATTGAGAGCTACTCCAGCCGCGCGGAAGATGGCGAGCGTGGCTACGAGTACAAGAAGAAGAACGGCAAGACGAACGACCTGATCTGCTACTGGGAGATTTACTCCAAGACCGGGTTCGGGGATCGCCTGAAGGATGCCGACAAGGATCTTAGCGGCGTCTTCGATGCGTTGGGCCCGAACTGCTACATCGTTGTGGCCGAGGGAATTGACTTCCCCCTGAACTGCCCGCCGCAGATGCTGCAGGAGGAAGTGGACGAGACTGGCATTCCGCAGTCGCTGTTCATGGCTGCCCAGTGGCCGATCCCATTCTGGGCTGAACCAAACGGCTGGCCGTTCACTCTCCTCGCTTGGCATGGGAAGCCGGGATACAGCTGGCCCATCTCGCTCATTCGTCCCGGAATCGGGGAGCTTCGATTTATCAACTGGGCGATGAGCTTCCTCGCCACGCGCATTGCGACCTCCAGCCAGACGCTCATTGGCGTATCGAAGGCTGCGGACCCCGACCTCAAGGCGAAGATCCTGGAGAGGTCCGACACCGGCTTCAACATTGTCGAAATCTCCGAGGCTGTCGGCAGGTCGGTCAACGATGTGATCTCGGTCTTCCAGATGCCTGGGGTGACCCAGGACATGTACAACATCATCTCGGAAGTCACGGCGCTCTTTGATCGCCGGGTTGGTCTGACCGAGCTGATTTACGGCATGACCAGGGCATCCTTCAGGTCAGCTGCAGAGGCGACCGTGAAGTCCGAGCAAATCTCGGTGCGCCCCGACGACTACGCCAACATCTTGGAAGACGCTCTGTCGGAGGTCGCACGTAAGGAGGCCCTCCTGGCACGGTGGCTCATTTACCCCCAAGACGTCGAACCTCTCCTCGGGCCAATGGCCGCCCAGGCGTGGCAGCTGCACGTTCAGAACGAAGACCCGGATTCCATTGTTCGGGAGTACTCCTACCGCGTCGAAGCCGGCTCTGTGCGGAAGCCCAATGCCGCGACCAGGGTGGAGCAGATCAATCAGGCCATGCAGATCCTGGCGCCTGTTGCGCAGGGCATGATGCAAGCCGGCCAGCCGCAGCTGTTCAACGCTCTGCTCACCAAGTGGGGGCAGGCGATGCAGATGGATGTGTCGGAGTTCATGGTGCCTCCGCCGCCTCCTCCTCCCCCGGGGCCTCCTCCCGGCCAGCAGCCTGAAGCTCCCCCCGAAGGACAGTAGTCAGTATGGACATTCCCTATGAGGTCCGCATCCTCGGCCGCGATGCCGTGGACACGTACGAAAAGGCCCTGCCCTACGGCGAGCGGTGGGCCATTATGGTCGCCACGCAGACGCCCCCAGGGACAAAGGGAACGGAACGGGCATTCCTGGAGGGGCGGCAGAACATGGAGCAGTTCGACTCCATGCCCAGGCTCCAGGCCAACTACGTGCTGAAGGAAGCCAAGCAGGCTGGGATTAACCCGAACGGCAAGGTGTACTGCGCCGGGCTGGCTGACAAGCGTGGCTGGCGTGATCCGGCCGCGTGGGTGTCATCCAACGATGACGTCCTCAAAGTCGCCCGCAAGCGTCGTCTGGCTGTGTCCGGGAGCGTGAACTACGACCCGGGCCCCGAGGCTCCGCAACGCAAGGTGCTGTCCGAGAGCATCATTAAAGACGAGATTCGCAAGGAGAAACGCAGAAACCCCAACGCCAAGGCCGGGGAGCTGCGGGAAAAGATCATTGAGAAGCACGCATACCGCGTCAAAGGAAGGAACGTATGAACGAGATCGCGCGTCACTTTAGCCCCGGCACGGTCATCACCGCCAACAGCTCGGCGGCGACCACTTCCGGGCAGTTCCCCTTTGGCCGCTTTGGCGGGGCGTGCGTGATGATCGGCGCCACCAACGGCTGCACGCAGATCCGCTGGCATGGCACGGTCGATCCCAGGATTGCCCCGGTGCAGGTGTACGCCGATGGCTCGGCTGTAACGTCAGCCGTGACGGCGGGCATCATCGCCGTTCCGGACGCCTGCTTTGCGGTCAATCACGTTGCCCCGATTGTTGTTGGCGGCACCACCTGCGCCATGACCGTGATGGCCAAGGGCTAGGTCGTTACATCCCTTACGGTAGCGCACTTCCATGCCCATGTCGCCGCGTTTGTTGAGGCCGCGAGCCACCGGAACAGCCGCCCCGCTGCCCACTGACGCCGACGCGCGAGCCTACGTTCTCGCGGTCAACGCCGCAGACGGCCAGCCGCTAGAGGCCAACGTAGTCAATGCCATTGACGATTTTGTCTCCGGCTGCAAGACGGACGGCATCTGGTCAGCCATCAAGGCCAGTTGCATCCTCATGGGGGCAAGGACGCTTTCCGGCGCGTTGACGCCGCTGGTCGGGTCGGCACCCGCAAATGTGGGATTCTTGCAAACCGACTACAACCGCAAGACCGGACTTGTCGGGAACGGGTCTTCCAAGCACTTGGACAGCAACCGCCCCAGCAACGCTGATCCGCAGGACAGTCACCACATCGCGTTGTATCAGTCGCAGCGAATTCTGACCGGAACGCCGTCGCTAATGGGGGCTGGCACATACAGCACCAATGGCGTGACGCAATTTATCCAGCCATTC